TCTGTCTATCGTAATACCACCAGCAAGTAGTTTTTATGTTCGATAATCCATTTGTACCAACTGTATAATCATTATTGAATACAACATCGATGTAATCTTGTACAAGTTCAGATATTTCAAATCTAATTGCATTGTTAGAATCTGGATTTGTTTTTGTAATTGTGTATTGAGGAGATGTAGGTTGTTCTGAATATCTACCTGTCCAACAATACAGTTCTAATGTAGAACTTGTTAATACTGCCATATCATTTCTTTTAGTATATAACTATTATTATACTAACTTGTAATGTACGAACAGATTGTTAAAGTATAATCCTTCAAATGGTTCTAACCTTCCGTGTTCAAGAGAACCACCTTCATATAGTATGATGTCTCCAACTTTTGCATATACTTTATGCCAATTACCATTATGGTCTTGTATGTCAAGCGGCCAATCATTACCGAATCTTTTGTTTTTACATCCACACCTTAAATCTTTATCTACAATAATTACAGATGATATATGATGAGTTTCTATTCTATCTCTGTGAGTTTCCAGTGTAACTCCTCTCTTGTATGAACGAATCCCATATATAAAAGTAGGTTCTAATTTTTGACCACAAAAATCTTCGTGTAATTTTTGTAATTTATTATGAAGTTTATTTCTTAAACCAGGAATATTACCTATGTCTAATATATTAGTTAGGCTTGAACCTTTAAGGAAATCTTTCTTGTTGTCAAATATCTCTTCTCTTTCATACTTCTTTAATTCCTCATAACTATCCTGTATTAAAGACCATACTTCTTCAGGGCATTTTATTACTTTAAAGCCTGTATCTGTACATTTAGGCAAATCACTATGTTTAATGTAAACCTTTTTATTTCTATTTCTATACATCATTTCATCTTGATGAGGTTGCCAAGCATTTTCTCTCCACCAAGAAGTAATTATATATTTAGTGCCTTCTATCACATCAGTTCCTTCGTGCATTGAATTTGGATTCAACTCTCCATCAATCATATTATCCCAAATAACTGCCTTACCTTTTTCTGGTTTTATAGATAAATTCAATTTAGGAAAATTAGTATCTCCACCTTTGCAATCATCGTTTAAATATATCATAAACGTTTTAACTCTGTTTCCAGAAGTTAAACAAAATCTATCATAATGTTCACCTTGAAAATAATCGTGATGCTGTCTAAAGTATTGTCCAGGATTATACATTTGACCTTGAAGAGTTTCACCTCTTGATATATCAAATCCTAAATTATCTGCTATTTTTTTATGAATATCTCTAACTTTTTCGTCATTATTGCTTAAATCACAAGTTGAAGATGTCCTGTGCTTCTGGTCATAAACACTTTTAGCGTTTTCGTGTCCTACAACTGTAGATTTTCTATTATCTTTATTTATTAAATCAATAAGATAATCACACTCTTCTTGATTAAGAAAGTTTTGTAGTTGTATCATATATTAAATATACAAAAAACTACAGATCTGAACAACTTCCAAACTCACTTACTTCTCCATTGTTTCCTGTATCTCCAATTTTAAAGAAATATCCATCTAAAGATTTAACAAATGCAGTAAATGCTGGTTGATATATAGTTGTCAGTCCATTATCAGAGTAAAGATATGTTCCATCACCAAGAGTACCTGAATAATATACTCCAACATCATAAAGAGTTACCTCTTCACATAAATCAGTTTCATCACTTCTTTGTGCTGAAGATATTTTAGTTTTATTTGTTCCAGGAGGTGTTGGTGTAGGCGTAGGTGTAGGTGGTGTAGTACCTCCTTCACACTGCGTACAATCTGTGTACCAAGTTAAATTTTGTATGTTTATTGTTGAAGATGTTCCAGGATTACCTGTATCTTCCATACAAATACCATCTAATATAGTTTGCGGCCATCCACTTCCTAAATCTGTTGTACTACCATATTCTTTTAATACGTCAGCTCCAGTTTCACAATCTACATACTGTCTAAAATACGCAAGTGTAGGGGTAGGAGGTGGTGTTGGTGTAGGCGTAGGAGGTGGCGGTACAGTAGCTTCACATTCCGTACAATTTCTATAGTCTGAAAATGTAGATATATCGACAGCAGTAGGGTCTTGTTGACTATCTAAATATTCTCTACAATCATTTCCATCTTTTATTACAGTACTTGTAGATATTTGAGAAGAGGAAAACACTGATGTTATACCTCCTCCAGGTTCGTTACAAGTTATAAATCTTGCATAATAAATTGTAGGCTCTGGAGGTGGCGTAGGCGTAGGCGTAGGAGTTGGTGTGGGAGTAGGAGTTGGTGTGGGAGTAGGAGTTGGTGGAGGAGGTGGTGGGGGAACCTCTTCATATCCACATTGTGTCAATCTTTGCAACTCTCCATCTGCATTTTGACCTATTCTACCATAAAAATCACCTGAATTAATTTCAAGTCTATACCAATCACCACTACCACCAAATTTAGATGTTAACGTATTATTGTTATATAATATTGTTCCGTTTCCTATTGTACCACTATAATAAACAGTTTTATTTAATGTTAAGGCACAAGCAGTAGCTCCCAGTGAACCAGCAGAAGAAGAATCATCTTCTGATATAGTTATTGAATTAACACCTGCAGTAGGAGGTATAGGAGTTGGTGGAGGAGGAGGTGCTGGACAAGCAGTATATCCACTTATTTGACCATCATTATATTGTCCAATCCTACCATAATAACTTGTTCCTATTTTATATAAATCTCCTGCAGATGCGTAAGGTTGTGTTAATGCTTGGTCCGCCCAAAGAATTACATCATTTCCAAAAGTTTGACCTGGACATAATGTATAATATGCTGTTGTGTTTGCTGTGTCTTCACAAGCATTTGTAGATGTAGAATGTCCATCTGCTGAAACTTGTACTGTTAATACAGTTCCTGGACAAGCTCCTTCGTGTATATCTACAGATTTAGATACTGTAGGAGATACATTATCAAGAGTCATTGTCATAGTTTCTGTACCTTCTACACTTGAATCTTCTACAGTTCCTATGTCTCTAAAAGCATTATTTCCATCTACTATAAAAGCACCAGTTAAACTACCAAGAGATAAATCTGATTGTTGTATTCCTGTAATTGTATATGGTACAGAAGTTCCATTTGGTAAATTAGTTGTTTCTAAAAAGAATCTAACAGCATCTCCTTCCAATATATCATCAAATCTTGACGTTAAAGTGTAACTTGCATTTAAAGCAACTTCTCCTGTTAAAGTTGTTGTTACAGATACATCTGAACTTCCAAAAGTACCACTATGAGAAGTAGGTGTAACTGTTAATGTTGAAACTTCATTGTAATTTGCATTTAAAGATAATGTAGTTGTAAAACTATAAGAGTCTCCTGCTTCACCTGTAACAACTGCATTATTTAAATCACCACCTATTGTATATCCTGCTGAAGGACCTACTATATTATTTGTTACAGTTAAAGTAGCTGTATATTGTTGGTTAGCTGACCAAGAAACTGTTTTAGAAGCAGTATAAGTATTACCTGCTGAATCTGTTGCAGTAACACCATAAGTTACACTTCCATCTGATGTTTCAGTAAATGTTTCTGCTGAATTTGTATTTCCTGCAATTGCTCCTCCTGTCCAAGCATAACTTACAGGTGTAAAATTATTTGCTACTGCTGTAAGTGTTATATCTGTATTTGTTGTTCCTACTGAAGGTCCAGATATAGATACTGATGCGTTTGCAATTGTACCTCCTTCTTCACCTGTTGCAGTCACATAATAAGGACTTCTTGAATTTACTTTAACTGTTGCCATTTATATTTATTTCTGATTCTAAGTCTTTTAAATAACCTTGTTTTATCTCTTCTGTTATTTCATCTTTATATTTTCTGTTTATGTGGTCTATTATTCTTGCACCACCATATGAAAATCTTTTTATAGTACCTTTTTGTAGTATAGCTTCTTGAATGGATTTAATCATTCTAACTTTACTTCCTTGCTTATTAAAAGGTTGTAATCCTTTTTTATATGCCCATTCTGCTATTTTGCTATAAGGAGGTTTTGTTCCTGGATCTGTACCTTTATCAATTGAATCAAAATATTCAGCTGCATAGATGTTTAGGGAAATGGATTTAGACGAGGCAAATACAGTTCCTCTAATACTGTTTCTTAATCTTCCTGTCGCTTTTAACTTCTTTGAGTCAATTTCATTTTTTATCTCATCAGTAATCTTTACTCTTAATCTATTTAAAGCTTCAGCTGTAAAAGTATATACCATTAGCAAAGAGATAATTCATTTGTTGGTACTTGTATATCTACAGTCATTCCCCATCCTGCTAATTGATTCTCATATTTATCAAGCATAGGTTCTGCAGTTACAGTTGTTATTACTTGAAAGTTATCAGAGAAAGCATCTCCTCTTCTTAAGTTTTGTTGTAGGTCGTTTATGACTTGTAGTTGTGTATTTAATACATCTTGCAAATTATCGTTGCCAAAGAAATTATCTTCAGTCTGCTTTTCTTTATTTACATCTACTATGTCTAAACATAATACCTGTAAGGTAGCAGTCATTATTCTATCTGTAAATACTACATTGCCAAATACGATATGTGCAAGTGGATAGATAGTTGTCTTGTTAAGATCAACCTCAAGTATGTCACCGAAGGTGACGGTTTTTGTAGTTCCATTTGCTCTTAATATTTCTTTTAATTTATCTAATACTGTATAAACTTGTCTCATCTTATATTTTGTTTTAACATTTTTCTTTCCAGTTCATTCTTTTCCTTTTCAAACTCTAACCAGGTTAAGCATTGAAATAAGGAAAGTTTTGTAACGTCTTCAAATTTTGTTGGGTCGCCTTGAGCAAGTCCATAAATCGATTGATACCAACCCCATTTTGCTCCAAAGTTTGCTGAAGCTCCGAGTCCACCTTCAGCTGCTTCCCCAAATAATCCATCATATGCTTCGACAACTCGCTGCCTAAACGGTAAAAAAAAACCGTTGCTCCAAGTGCTACATTCACTGGAGCATCTAACATCACATCAGAATATTTATCTGACCCATCATAATCCTCTATTAAGTATAAATCCTTTTTCTCAAATACAACTGGTCTGTATAACACAGCTAATGCTTTGTGCATCTGTTGCCAATCAGATATATACTTATCTAAATCAATAAACTCACCTAAAGATATATCGTCAAGCTTAGGCATAAACCCAAACTTTACTGTTTGTCCATTTGGATCAGTCATCTCAAATGTTCTTTGAAGAGGTGTCTCCTCCTTAAACAACTCTGCTATGTGTCCTATTATCCCACTAAATTCAGTTAGAGGTAAATTGTAAGCTTCCTTCATTGTAATTCCACAGAAGCACTCTAATAGTTTTAGATTAGCAAAGTCTATCTCTTCTTTAGTAGGCTCTTTCCCCTCTTCATACTTTACAGTCTTGATATACTTTTGATACTGCTTAAGAGAAATTCCAGATAACTCTTTTGGGATGCTTAGGGTGAATGTTTTACTCATATCTATATAACCATCAATTAGTTTATTGTAATATAATACTAATGTACAACAAAAATTAAAAACACAGTTAAATAGATATATGGTTATTTATTAAGACAGAATTTTATATCTTTAGAACTATATTTATAAAGACTTACCAGAATTGTATTTAATCGATAAATAATCGTTTTTCATATTTGTTTAGTTTAAGCCTTAAGTATTTTATTTAAGGCTTTTTTTGTAAAGTGGTTGAATTTATGGAAGTGGATAACTCAGCTACAGCAGAATGCAAAACACGTTAATTTTTCTTAATTACACTACTAAAGAATAATTAATTCAGTTTTACGTTTACTATCTAAGTTTACTTATTCAGTTTAATGTAAAGTATATTTTACTTTGGAAGTGGTAGAAAAAAGAAGGATTTTTTAGCAAATAAAAAAAACTATCTCTATTTATCAGATAGTTGTAAAATAATTGGAATAAAAAAAACCTGCCGTTTAAAGCAGGTTTCTAAACAAAATTAACTTAAGTAATTAACCTATGAAAAAAGGTATCTTAAATCGTTTAAAAAGATGTTTAAAATGGGAGTTTATAATATGCCCAAATTTCATCTTTTATTCTTTTAATATCTTTCTTTGTTAATATGTCATTGAGATCATTAAAGCACTCTAAAGAATAAATTAATTCTTGTCCCTTCCAATAAGCATAATGATTAACTAATTTTTCAGGGTTATCAAAAGTGTTTTCTATGTTACCAAAATTATATTCTTCCATTTCTTGACAATATTTCATTGCGTCAAATGTGTATATATTATTATCCTTTAGCCATCTTTCAGCTTTGTAATATCCTACAATAAAATAATC